AGAGCATCATCAACTACGCCACCATCTGCATATGGCATAGCCCCCGTAGCATATGGCATGGATGTAGGAGCGGGCATGGCGCTAGGCGATGGCATCGCATTCGGCATGGGCGCGAGCGGGGCAACCGAACCAGAATTTGGCTGAAAATCCGTGGGACTGCCATTAGGCGTCCCCCAAGAATTTGCTGTTTGGCTGCCGCCCGTCTTGCTGCCCATAATCTTATTCCTCGCCAGCCGGCGGTGTCAGAAATGCGTTTTCTCGCGCAATATCTGCTTGGTGATTTGCCATTGAGACTTCATGAAGTCTTTTTGAAGCTTCCTGATTTTGCTCTTTAGCGGCTTGCATGGCGTCTTTTTCACGCTGCCGATCAAAATCTACTTGAGAGTTCTGAGCTTCTCGCTGCTTGTCAGCATGTGCCTGATGCAAGTCTAAGCCCTTAAATAGCTTGTCTTGCTTAATTTTATCGCCATGAACAATTTCAGACTGAGCAAGCCGCATCTTTTCCATTTTAAACTTGGCGGCGGTTCCGAGAGCTTCTGTTGTAGCCTTTGTTTTAGCGATTTCATGCTTGGTTTTGGCTTCCAAATCTTTCGTGTTGGCGTTAGCCATCTTGGTTCCAGCATCAGCCTGCGCTTGCTGAGCTCTGACAGAAGCATCAAGTATTTTAGCCTGAGCAGAGACCATTTGAGCCTGAGCGCTCATTTTCTTTGTCTCATCAATCGGAGGCGGAGCCGGCGGGGCCTTGTTCATAAGCATCTGAGCATCTTCAACGCCAATCATTGAGAAGATGCGATTATAGACAGCTTTCTGGTCAAACGCGCCGGGATTTTGCTGCGCAAGTGTATAGATTGCGATGGCCTTGTTTACGCGCATCGTATGGCTGGCAGTATTTGGGTCAGCCTTTGGAACAATATCCGTGTTTTCCAAAGCTTCCATCAGCTTGGCGACATCTTTCTGGAAGTTCGGATTTTTCTGGCTACGCCAAATAGCTTCCGGGTCCCGCTTGAACAAATCGCGAAGCAACCAAAACTCTTTTTGCTGCGCCTGATGAAGACGCTTATGGACAGCGTTCAGAACTTTCTGCTGCTGCTCAATAAGAGCAATCGTTGTTCCAACAGGAGCGTCGTTGCGACCTTCTCCAACAGCCGTCTCAGCCGTTCCGCCAAGCTGTTTAGCAGTCTGTTCGACATTCTGAATGATGCTGACAAAACCCGGCGTGACATCACGGTAGGGCAGCGGCATGAAAGCTTGATTAAGCGGAACACCATCTACATCCAGCGGCGCGACCTGACCTGGTCCCACGCGGATGTTAGTCGTTTGCTGTTTTCCGGTACTTCTAGCCATAACGCTACCCGGAAAATTTGCGAGCATGCCATTGTCAAGAGCAATTCGCCAAGCCGCCGTGAGAGCACGACTAGCGTTACCCAGAATATGTAGGAAGCCAAAGTTAACACCAGGATAAGCTGGGACAAACACGTATTCGACGAAGACTTCTTTGCGGACATAATTCGGGTCTCCTTCTTCCCACCACCGGCGGATTTCAAGGATTTGTCTGCTATCCTTGTCGATGGTTACTCGATAGGGAAGCGGTAGTCCGGTCTTTTCGCCTTCTTCCTCATGTTCAAATCCACGCAAATCTAGTTCGCAGTAACATTCAAATATTTCTCTATCAGCCTGTTCCATATTTAAGCTGATATTTGGCTGAATGCCGATAACTTGGTCTAACTTTAAGTCAACTACATTGTTGTTAGACATCATCAAGCCAGTCGAAAGACTTGTGTCTCTCCATGCACCGACAAGCTGCATCTGTTTAACGAGCGATGGGCGCATTTTGCTGCGATGTGTAACGCGAGAACATGCCTCAAGCGATACAGCGCCGTCAGAGAGAATAATATCCTTACGGTCAATCGTCTCGGCGACAGGGCGGCGCTTTAAAGGATGCCAATAAACTTTTCGATATGCCTCGCCTGAATGGCCAAGAGAAAAAAGCATCCGGTCAAAATCAGGATAATACTCAGGAGCGCCCGTCGTCAGATAATGATTAAAGTCATCTTCAAGTTGCTGGGCCGCCAAATCTAAATCTACTGTTCCATCACCTTCATTGCGAACCTTTACAGGGCCATCGGCTGGAAGAAGCTCACCGCGAGCATTCGCTTGGAACCTAAGAATAGCCTCAAGTAACAAAGGATGCTTAATAACCGAGATGCCTTCAGAATTTGGTTCCGATTTAGGCTCCTCAAGCTCGACACCGAGGAGGTCAATCCCCTTCACGATATCCGCAAGCTTCTGTTGTTGGCGGCTATCGTCATCAGTAATTAACCGGATAAGCTCGTCAGAGATAGCCCCAAGCTCGCCGGCTGACAGAACCATGGCCAAATTTGCATCATGGTCTTCAGCACCTTCCGGAGGCAAATCAGCTAGTCCACCGAAATTAATCGTGACCGTCGAATCCCCGTTCTCAATAACTATGGCGTCTGGTTTGAGCTTTACGGCCTCGTCACTCCCAAGGTCCACAACCTCTCCTTTGGGGGCCTCGGGCTTTTCCGGCTCAGGCTGATTAAGAAAACGAAAATCGTCCATGGAGAGCGTTCCTAATGCCAGATAGGCATGTGTTAGTGGGGGCCGGAGCAGTTATTGCTCACGAGAATTTCGTGATAATTGATTGATTTGCCTAGCTTTTTCGCCTCTAGTAATAAATTTACTATCTCGGCGGCCGTTTCCATAGTCAGAGTAAACCGCTTCCCATCAACGATTTCCTCAAAAATGGCGTCTAGCCGGGCGGTTATTTCTTCAGACCGCTCGTGCAGGTCCTCAATCGTTAGCATGGCTATATCCAAAAGCCCGCAATTATCTAGGAATATATTAACTGAATCAGAAGTTTTTGCAATGTTTCATGTGAAACCTTGTCAAGCGTTAGCTAAACCTTGTCAGACATCGTAAATCCATTGTTTGCGCTTGCTTCCAGCTAAATTGTATTCGTCTGCAACGCGAGCCCCAACCTCATCAGCGCGAGCTAAGAAGTTGTTATCTCTAAGATATCTCAATGCTTGAGATACCGTATCCACCAAGTCGTCATGTTTTCCGCGAGGAAATACTTCGCACTGAGATATTACTTTATCCGCCCAATCCTTTTCCGGAGCATAAACTTGGCCATTGGAAAATATAGGCTGAATGGAATAAACACGGGCTACTTTATCCAAATTTCCAGGATTGCATAATTTGACTGTCCATGAAGCCAATTTATTTAATCTCTTCATTTCTTGGGCGACAGATATTCCCGAAGCCTTCGCCTCAATCAAAACGGTATCCACATTAAACCGTTTGCAAATATCTGTCAGATGCTCGCACAAGCCCCATTTTGACTCGGAGCGTCTACGATATGCTTCAGGGCTTTCGCCCTCTAATCGAGCTACCTCGTCTCCGTGCAAAGGCACTCTTAACTCTTTGGCGTACATGAGCATGGCGCATGGTATCGTATCGCGCTCGTCCACCATTTGGATGCGCTTTCCATTCATGTCAAAGACATTCGAATTGTCAGCATAACTTGAAATTATGCTTCTAGCGCTTGCTCCACCTTTTTGCCAAATGCCCCATACTGTAATCGCGGAAGCATCGTTTTCCTGCTTAGTCGTATAGGCAGTATCAACGGAAGCAATAATAATATCTAAGTCAGGATACTTGCCGGCGTCTGGCTTTCCTTGTTCTCTGGCTAATTCGTCATCGTAAAGCATGAATTGGTCACGCCTGATAAGCCCTCCGCCCCTTGGTGACGGCGATTGTTGGAACTGAGAGGCGCTGGCCCATGGACCCATTGCCTGTTTATCGCGGTCAACAACTTCTCTTGGGAACCGTTCTGGAAATAAAAGCTCACCATCTTCAGTTCGCCAATCCTCACCCACGCTGGTAACGCAATGCCTACCTGGGTCATACTCCATAGGTAGCATCAAATGCTCGTATCCAAGATTTTTTTCAAGCAATACGCCCGTAGAATCTTCCTCGTGAAGGCGCTGTTGTATTAGAGATATTGTTGATGCC